TCACAGGCTTCTACACCTCTGTCTGTCTCTGTTTCGTTTTGGTGTATTGGCAATGTTACGCCAGTTACGTTCCAACCTGCACTTTTAAATAGGCTGGCTGTTAAGGCACTATCAATACCACCACTCATTCCTAGCACAATATTATCTATATTATGCCCATCTCTATAATCTATTAGTTTTCTTACGAGCCCATCTTTAAGTTGCTCTCTATTGTCTTCATATATGTTTATTCGTATCTGTTCATCTAACATATAATCGAACCAAGGGCTCAACTCTGGTGCAACACCATCTCTGGTATTAAACTCTAATATCTTATTTTTAATTTCCATACTACTATTTATTAACAACTGCTTTAACTATAATATATTTATGAACCATTATAATGATAGATGTAAAATAAGTACATAGGTCATTAAATGTAAAAACTGATCTGTTCCGTGTATCATCCAATAAGCCTGATCGTTTGGACCTAATTTTTTAGCCTTCCATAAATTACTTTTAGTCCAATCAATATGGTAGTGTATTATAGCATCTAATAGTCCCATAGCAACTGACCAAAAGAAGCCAAAGCCAAACCACCATAGTAATGCAAATGTTAAAAATCCATGAAACTCACTATGTGCCATTCCTTTCCAATGACCATAAGTACCTTTGTATTTCATCATCCAACTATATTGCATATAGTAGTCAGCAATCATGTGTTTTGTTAAAAATCCTATAAAAAGGGGGAGGGCGTCGTGAAACATAAGTTATCCTTAGTTTTGCCAGGTGGATGTATTCTCTTCTCTTTGTATGTTATCTGATTCTAAACCTCGGTATTTTCCGTATTCCTCTTCTCCTAAGAAATACACCCAGGCTTTACCTTCACTGGTTTCTATTACTGTTCTAGTGTAAAAACTATGCTGACTTGCATTGCCAAAATTAGGCAATTTCCAGTCTACTTCCTCTTCATCTCTATCAAATCCTTCTATTCCATCAAGAGTAAAAAGAGCATCAGCATCTACTGTCCAAACTTCACCAACAATAAAACTTTTTCCTTTTAGTAATCCAGGAAAAGCACCAAGGTCTAACATTTCGTAATCTGGGTATGAAGTTTTTGCTTTGCCTTTTGGCTCTACATTTAAGCCAAGATTATTTAAGCCTCTTATCTCACCACCAGTTTTTAAGGTGCCATAAACAAATACCTGACCACATTTTTCAATGTCTGCAGAATATTTTTCTATATCTATTTCGTTAAAATAATTATCCATTTACTTTTTCTTCTAAGTCCTTTATTCTGGCACTCATTGTACTTAACAGTCTGCTAGTGTCAGCATCTAATACTTTTGCCTGACTAGCCACAGCCATTGCAGATAGTTCGTCAATCTTATCATTGAGCTCTGCAATAATTCTGTTTTTATCATTTATAACATCCAGCAATTCTGCTTTAGTCATTTGTGTTGTACTTTTTACACTCATATTCTTAACCTTTCCGTTATTATACTATATTTAACCTATTTGTCAACTACTTTTATCCAATTTCCGAAAACAACCAGTGTTTTTCTTAATGTAAAGCCACTTTCTTTGCTTGGTGCATCAGCACTATGTGGAAAACTGCCGTCCATTAATATTATTCTGTTAGGCTTGTAATCTATTTTAGCAATTTGCCATTCGTCTACAAGTTCGTCACTAAATCCACGTTGTCCTTCTTCTATTGCGTCTTTTTTATATACCCTAAAACCACCTTCCCAATCGTCCTGCCATATTGGATTCATATGCCACATAATAGATAAGTTTTTTCTTCTGTAATTATCTTTATGTATTGTGCCTTGTAATCCTGGTGTTTGTCCATTTATACCTGCGTAATCAAATTGCTCAAACTCAAAACCAAAGTCCTCACACATTTTATCTAGTATAGGATCTACAATTTTAGAGTAAGTTCCTAATGGTTTTTTATGTTTGGCGTAAAAAGGATACATCCAGGTTATTTCAGTTGTACCAACATCTTCCCATGTAACATTGTTTGTAAAATTCCAATGCCCATTCTGATATACCAGTTTATTAAATTCTTCCCATAAATCTTCTGGGCACCAATTGTCTACAACGTGTATTGCATCTAATGGAATAGTTTCTAATTTAAATGGTTTGTTATGATAAATTACTTGCATTGTTCTAATTGTTCTATTATTTTTACAGATGCTATCTCATGTAATTGCCTATTGGCATGTCCTAGGTCGTTAAAATATTCTAAATTTAACATTTTATCATCTATTCTTGAAAGCCTTTGTACATCTTTCCAAAATAATTCTGAAAATCCTTTTCCACTCCATCTGGTTAAAGCCCTCCAATCTATTTTATTATGTACAGTACCTTGGGCATGAGTCATATGCTCTAAACTCCAGAAAGGATGTTTAACTAAATTAGTCATTCTGTCTATCACAGGAGTTATGTTTGTATACTTTTCATCATTTACTTGATCTGGTAAACTCACATGACCTCCTATCATTAAAACTGGAATACCTAATAGTTGTAACCCGTCTAAGTTATTTAATGTGTATCTTTTACATTTGTTTTTATAAATTAGCTCAGTTAGTTTACCACGATTGATTGGGTCTTGTTCAAGTTCGTTTATAACATCTCTTCCAGGGTCTGTCCAAAAAACAATTACAGCATCGAACTCTGACATATTATATTCGTTTAATTTATCTAATTGGTATAAATTACGACCACCGCTTATAGCAAAATTTACAATTTCCACATCTGGATATTTTTGATATAAAAAATGTGAAAGTCCTGGATGTGTTATAAGATTAGAATCTCCCACAAAAGACCATTCTCCGTGTGCCCAACTGTCTCCTAAAATTGCTAATCGTTTAGGTACCATTATAGTATATTTCTGTTAATAAACTGCCAACTTTCTTCTACATAACTGCTAGGCTTTTCCTCAAACTCTGTGCGAATATATCTGTTTATGATGCCTTCAAATTGTATCATTATAAGCCTTGCTGTGTTTTTATTGTTTGTAAACAAAAAGAACTCCTGTTCAATTTGTGCTAGTAACATGTTTACTAGTGTTTTTATATTTTGCTCTGTGTGTAGCATGCCTTCTCTGTTTAGCATACGACAAAATCCAGGATTGATATCCATATACATCACTAGAAACACAAATAAGTTCCTTACTCTTTCTGTAGGGTGAGTATATTTAAATTTTACTTCATTCGTTTTGTCCACAATCGTTTGCTCAATATGCCTAAACAGTTGTTCAAATATTTCTTGTTTGTTTTTAAAATGTTTGTACAATGCAGACTCTGTTATGTCACACTTCTCTGCTAGTATTTTTGTTGTAACTGATTCCATATGAGGTTGCTGTAGTGTGTCTACCAGAGCTTCAAGTATCATTAACTTTCTGTTTACTGCTTTCATTTTACGTTAGACCAAAGTCTTTCATGTCCTATATATAATATAAATTTAAGCACCATGTCTACTACTACAACACCTAGTGCCGCCTTCATAGGCAAACCAAATGCCAATGCTATAACACCACTACATAGTGATGCTATCATTCTCCAAGTTATACTCTTGGCTACACTTCTCGATATTGTGTCTTTTGCCATAATAATTTTGTGGCATCATACAGTACCACAACTCCTAATCCACTTAAAAATAATCTCGCATCAAACAATAATGCTTCAGGACTAAAGGGTGGATACCATTGTCCTGTGTTTACCATAACATGCCACACTAACCAACTACTGCCTAATGAAATGTATTTGCTATCTAGTGTCCTACTAATAAAAGGTGCCAATGCTATTGCTGAATAAGTCATTAACATACTGTTATGAAATCCTATAATGGCATCTGATATAAACATTACTGCTAATGGAAATAAGAATGCCAAGTTGTTTTTAGTTAAGTATGGTGTAAGTACTGCTAAACCTAATAGTGGTTCACTATTAGCAGGTAGAGGAAGTAGTCTGCTTAATACCAGAGCACCAAATAATATTATACCTGCTTTAATCGTTTCGTTCATTTTCTATTTGGAAAACTCTTTTCCTTAAACTGGTACTACTAAAGGAATGGTCTCTACCGTTGTAGACCAATTTAATTCCTCTGTCCTTACAAATTTGTTTGCCTGTAAAGTCTTTACCTTTATATTCTTCTCCCATAACCTTTACGTTAATAGGTAATGTTAATAATAAATCTTCTAAGTCTGCCTCTGTATTATAAATTACAATCTCATCTACATATTTGATTGCTGATAATTGTATCTGCCTCTCCACAATACTTTGTATTGGTGCGTTTTTATGATCTCTGTCTAGTGTAGGATCTACTTGTAACCCAACTATTAAATAGTCACAATGTCGTTTTGCTTCTTCCAGCATAACAACATGTCCTGCATGTAGCAGATCAAATGTGCTACAGGTAAATCCTATGTTGCCACAGTCTTTATAGTCTAGTTTCATTATATTGCCTTTGCTAATAAGTATATGCAAATAGCCATACTACAGAGTAAAAATAAAAATACCCAACCAATATGAAACTTTTTCGTTATAAGTTTATTCCACCAATCCTTCATGTTTTTCTCTTATAACAGGCCTTTTACTAGGTTGTAAATTACCAGCACTTGTTTCATGAGGTATATAATCTGTGTCAGCAATAATTTGTTTTAATTTTTTATTAAGTTTGTCACCGTAGTTCATTAGTTCATTTTCGTACGGAACTTCTACTGTGATTGTTGCTCTAATTATTTTGTCCATTAGTGTTTGGGTCTGTTATTTCTATCATTAAAATAAATGAATATAAGGAACATCATAACTAATGCAATTATTGTATAATCCATATTAATAACTAAAGTTTATAGTATCCTCAATTTCATTTGTGCTACTATTTACCACTATTCCAAACAAACTACCGCCCTTTCCGGCACCGCAATCAAGCCATACAGTAGTTCCACCCTGTTCGTTTGTGTAAACAAAAGGGTCTTGCTGGAAGTTATCAAAGTCTGGCTTCTCAGTTAAAGGTGCAGGATCATGTCCTACCACTAATGTAATATCTTTTGGTACTGCGTGTCTCCATTCATATGTTCTCGCAGGATAGTCTTGTCCGTTATGATAAAATGTTCGTTTATAATCTGCTTGTCCAAACATCATGTTGTCAGTCATCTTGCGTGTAATCTCTCCTGACTTTTCTGCCTGCCAAAAGTCCTGATGCATTCCACCATGTGTTATATAAAATGTTTCGTTTAGTTTAATATAAGTTTCACAATGGTCCTCTACCATTACCCTAAAATCCAGAGCAAATTGCTTATCGCTCTCCATTTCGTTTAGTGTTTTTATATTGGGAGGACCTAGTATTACATTGGCGCCATCAAGAGCTCTGATTATTTTATGCTCATGGTTACCTTTTACAATACTTGCTTTGCCTGTTTTAAGAAGTTTAAGTAATTCGCTGACACATTTGGCACCGTCTTCCTTACCGTCTACAATATCGCCCACACTAATTAAATGTAGATCGTTCTTATGTGCAAAGTCTATAGCCCTTTTCAATGGAACAAAATCTGCATGTACGTCGCCTATAATTAAGTGTGTCATAATCCTACCTATATGTTATATTATAGCAGAAATGCTTAAGATGTCAATGTTGTATATAACATCTGTATTTATAAAAAAAGATAAATACATATTGTAAAACGTCATATCTAGGGAGATGTACATGGCAAATGTAAAAAATTATGGTCTTATTGGTGTAGGTACAGAGATTCAATTTGGTGTTCAGGGTCCTAAATTAAAAGGAAATGCTGACACAGATACGTTTCAAGTAGTTACAGAAGGTGGATCAACATTAACAACTATGGAAGGCGCAAATGCCACATCTGCTGGACACTTTGTTACTAAGGCACAATTAGATGAGAATAGTGCATCAAGTGGTGCAGACCTTACATTGGGTGCATCAACTGACAGTAGTTATACTGACGGTGCGTTACAAACAATAACCAGTTCAACTAAAGTTGCAGACGGTATTGACTTTTTAAACGAAGCATTAGAGAATGTCAGAAACAATACTTTTGTAAAGAGCGTAGACTTTACAACTAATGTTGCATCAGGTGGTAATCCATTAAGTGTTACACTAACAACTTCAGTTGTTGGTAATGCTAACAGATATACAATTGACTGGGGCGATGGTAGTTCAACAACTGCTACATCAGACAGTACTCCAAGTCATACATATACTGACAACACAAATTCACCATATACTGTGTCAGTAACAGCCTTTAACAACAGTGGCTCAGGTGAAGGTAGTACAGCAACTACAACAAAAACAAATTTTATAACACTATATACAGCAACACCGGTTGCAGACTTTGAACTTTATACATTAAGTTCAGGTGGTAGTGCATTAACAGGTAACAGTAGAGAAATAGATGCTGGTGAGACAATTTATTTAGAAAATACAACAACAAATTCAAGTTCAGCAACTTGTACATACGAAATTAATTGGGGCGATGGAAGTGCTAATACTTCAGTAAGTTCAGGTGGTACAGGTGATGTTGGACAAGCAAGAGCAAGTCATACTTATACAGCAGACAGTGGTAGTTCAACAAGAACAATTACATTACAACAGACTGCTCACAGTACAGCAGACCCAGGTGAGGTTGGCAGTACAACAACAGATATATTAAAAGTTTATGATCCAAGTATTGCGGCGCCAAGTGGGTTAAGTAGTAAAACATTATCATTTGATGAGAGTAGCACAGGATCTAGTCCATACTTAGCATCAGGATACACTGATAATAGCACAGAAGATAGTGTAAGTGTAGGCTCTAGTGTAACCAGAATAACAGCCAGTAGTGCAGGCTCAAACACAGACTCATCAATATTGAGTAGTTTTGCCTACAATGCCAGTGCTGGTGATGTAGTTGCATACGTTGATGGTGTTGCTGGTGGTAGCATTACTTTAACTGGTGGAGATGATTCAGGTACAAATGGTAACCTAGTAATTACACAGGAAAGTGACTATAATACATTAAGTACCGCAGGTAGTTCAACATCGTTTAGTGCAAGTTTATACTCTCCAGGTCTTTATAAAGGATTTAAAGCAAGAGTAAGAGCAACTACAAGTGCATTAGCAACAGGCTCACATAGTTTTAAACTAGGACATAGTACAACAGGTAATACTAATGTTATTAGTTTTGTTAAAGATGATTTAACAAGTACACCTACAGTAGATATGAGTGGTGCAAGTTTAAGCCAAGCAAGTGCAGGTACATTGGCATATGATGCCGGTGTTCCATATTACACCAACAATGCAACATTAACATTGTCAGGTGTGGCAGTTACTAATTGGATAGGACAATGTTACAGAAACGACAGTACACCGTTTGATGTTACTAACGGTACAAACTTTGAAAGTACTTCAGGTTCAACAGTTAGTTTCCAAGGATTTAGTTATGCAAGTATAGACGGAGCAACTACTATGTTAGATAGTGGTACTCCTAAAGTAAACATTGGTACAAGTAGTTCTTATACATTAGGTGACTTAACTGTTAATGTTAATGGTGGTGGAACTGGTGTTGAACAAATTAAAGCAAAACTAGACAATGTAAATGGTACTGGTTCGTATGCAGAATACACAGGCATTAAAGTACAGGCAAAAAATAGTAGTTCAGGAATAGGTGAAACTATTGCTGTTAGTGATAGTTTAGGTGCTACACATGACGATGATGGTAAACGTATTACAGGATTTAGTTCAGCAGGAGACAATCCAAGTTTTAGTAGCTCAACAAATTACTATACAGGAAGTGCATGGAGTGGTGCTGTAACTGTGGCAGGTACACAAGAAGCAATTACTAGATGGGGTACATTAAAACATTTTACAACAGATTTAAGTTCAGGTTATTTACCAGCAGGTCCAGACTTGAACACAGGCAGAAGTGGTGCTCAGTACTACACATTTGCATTTAGAAGAACGGCAATGGCTAACTTTACTGTAAGACTTTCAGGCACAGTAAGTGGCTTCTTTGTTGCCGCACCAGGAACCGACATTGATGATGCAAGTTCAATAAGTGGTTGGTTAGATGCCGGCATTACATATAATGGTGCAGGTACTCCAGGTGCTGATACAAGCAATGGTGGTAATGGATCAAATGGTTGTGCATTTACATCAGGTGATAGAATTATAGACGGAACTAGTTACAGTAACGATACTTTCGAACTTACACTAGGAGACCAAAACGGTACCAATGCATTTGGTAACCAAATATTAATTAGAGTAAAACTAGAGTCAGGTGACTCAGTAACAGCATTGAGTATAGAATAGGAATAAAAAATGGCAATATCAGATAGTCAAAAGGTAGATTTACTTTGGAAAAAGGTCGGCTTCGGTAAAATGAAGACTGATTCAAATGCTAATAAAAAGGCACCTAACGAAGCAATAAGTTCAGATTTTATTATTAAAGCCAATCAGATATGGACTAATGCCTCAACTATACCTTCTACAATGCCTAGTACAAGCTCTACTCCTGTAACTGTATATACAGACGCAACATCAAATACTGTAGAAACTACAGAAGATGGAACAGCATCAGACAACAGAACATGGAAAACAGGACTTACTAATTGGATACCACCATCATTTGGTGCAACATACCAGGTTAAAGTTTATGCAACTACAACAGGCTCAGGAACTCCACAAAGTGCAAGTCAGTTATTTGAAACAGGTTCAGGTAACGATGACCAATGGTACTTTGACTACTCATCAGGTGTACTACATTTTATAGGAACTAACTTACCCTCAGCAATAGGCACAGGAACAAGTAATGTTATATATGTATCAGGTGCTAGATATACTGGTACAACAGGTGTAGGAGATGCTAGTGCAAGTCAAACTTTTATTAAATCTAACCTAGCCGCAGTATATTCAGATAGCGATATTGCTACAGGAGATATTATTAAAGTAACTGCTGATGCAGACGGAGAGTATGCAGTATACTTGGCAGACCAAGCCAACCCAACACAGTTAAGTCATTTAACATTAATAAGTACAAAAGACGGTGCTGAAACAGACGCAAATACTCTAAGAGCAAATGTTACTTACAATGGTGGTAATGTTACTTTAGGCGATGTAAGTACTACATCAAGACCACAGGAAGTTGTTGTAGATGTTACTGTAGCATTTGATGGTAGTTCAACTATTGACATTGGTGACGATGGTGATAACGACAGACTAATGAGCGATTCATATATTGATCTTAGTACTGTAGGAACTTATACTGTAACACCTAAATTTGTATACATGGATACAACTGATGCTAACAACACCATCAAGGCTTATGTTGTTGCTGGTACTAGTTCGCAAGGTGCGGCTAGTATAATGGTTAGTTATTCCTAAACTGCTCTAATATAAGTTCGCTTATAATACCTATATCATCTCGTTCGAGATCGTATAAGTCACTCATATTATCTACAGCACTCTTGATGCTTACCAGAGCGTCTGACTTTGCTTCATGTATGTGTTTATATACAAATCCGCCTACTCTAAACTCTGGCTCTGTTATTATTTCTTGTGCTAATTGCTTATAGTCTTTCATTGTATATATGTAAATCCGTGATTCGTTTTTAACATTTCATAAAATAGTGGTTCACCTCTAGCCATATTTTCCTGCCAATCTCCACCTGCATCTGAACTAGCATCATCTGAAATGTATTTGTAACAATGAAAGTCTTTGCCCATACTTGCACATACTTTTGCAAGGGCGTAAGCCTCCATGTCTACTATGTTAAATTTATTGTCGTCTACTAAATGTTGGAATACATCAAGTATGCTGATATCTGTAACAAATTGGTCCTGTGTTCTACAAATATATCCATCGTCTCCAAAACTTAATACACTTGCTATTGCCTCGTCATCTCCAAATGTTATTCCAGGACCTCCTACTAAATTACCACAGTTCATATCTCCTTGCAAAAATGTAGTACATTTATATAGATTACCCATCTCTACTTTATATGCTCCACCGCCTGTTCCATAATTTATAACAGTTTTTACTTCAGGATGGTTTGTAAGATACCTGGTTAAACTATATGTTGCATTTACTTTGCCTACTCCTGTAAACAAACAATCTTCTGGTAGGCTCTCAGGCAGTTCTCCTGGTAATGCTACAACTACTAAATGCTCACCATTTGGTGACTTAAGATGTGGAAAAAGTTTTCCTTGTTTCATATTTTATACTCTAGTATTCGTTCAATGTGTTTGATGTCTGAATGTTCTCTTACACTACAGAGTTCGTTTGCAAAATGCAACTCTATATTATTTTCTATTGCAGATTTGAGTATTTCCTTTCTGCGTGATGCATTATCAGGTAACGAATAAATGCTACATAATACTATTGCATCAACATTATAACTAGTAATAAACTGCTCTAATGCTGGATACCAATCTAAAAATTCATTTTCAAATTGATAATCGTTTATCTTTATATTATTATTCCTACAGTATTCGTTTATAGTTGCTCTTTGCATTGGCAACGGAATACCACCACTCCAGGAATTGTTCCAACCTGCATAACTTATATATTCCTTTTCAGGATCTATAGGTCTAGTATCTGGTTTTTCTCCTATAAATCTAAAGTATCCTCCTGGTAACTTCCTGTGATATTCTCCTCCTTTAGGAAGTATCCTGCCATCCATACTCCATCTAGATATATCAGTTTCGTTATTTACGTTGCCATGTATATGATGCTGTTGAAATAAATGTGCTTGTCCTGGTTGTAACTCTACAGGAAAAGATTTCTTTACTGATTCTTGTTGTAATTTATCAAAACTCCATTCGTTTTTATAACAATCATTCGTTATTTTATCAGAGTCTTTACATGAGAGTATCTGCATTGAGTTAGTACCATAACATTTAGTTATGGGAGTCCAAACTGTAAGTATACCTAGTCCATTTCCTGTCCATTCGTCTTTGTGGAATTGTAAAAGCCTTCCTGCTTTTGCTTGATCTGGTATTACAATTCTTACTGTAAAGAATCGTTGTATCATATATTCGTTTTCTTCTATAAGTCCTGGCACTATAGACTCATAATAATTATCAACACGTTTTATAAATTCAGCACTACCAGTTGCTTTTTGTAAATGCTTTCCTAGTTGTACTATTTGATTAGGCTTTAATGTTTTGTGTACAGTTTCTAAAGACTCTATACTGAAATATCTTTCTCTTGCAACTTCTAACCAGTACTCTGGCCAGTCGTGTGTTTGCAAATCGTAATTTGCAGTTTGGTTTTCCCATTGAGGTCTTATTTCGTTTATACTCATTTGTACTATTTATAGACTATAAATATCATTATGAAGATAGAACGGCTAACATTTGAGCAAATATTTGATGTATGGAATAATGAGTTATGGCCTGATAGGCAAAGTCCTATAGAAACTCATAGTGCAATGACATGGCCTTTTGAGGGTAATCCTCAACCAATAGATATGAATATTTTTACTTACACACCTACATTTTGGGGAATGTTTATAGATAATAAATTAATTGGTGTGAACTCAGGCCATAAAACTTCAGATACACAATATCGTAGTAGAGGAATTTGGGTTGACCCTGAGTATAGAGGTAAAGGATTGGCTCAATATCTATTTACTATTACAGAACATAGAGCAATACTGGAAAAATGTAATATGATTTGGAGTATTCCAAGAAAAACCGCCCTTAGTTCCTATACCAATTATGGTTTCGATACTGTAGGCGATTTTATAAAAACTGAGACTTCAGAAGCAAATATTTACGTTAAAAAAATAATTTAACTATCTTGCTCTTTTAAGTACTCTAACATTGTATACACATCAGATACCTCAAATGGGTCTCCGTCTGCGTTGTCACATAATCCTGGTTCAACAAACATCATTTCAACAATACCATTATTAATAATCATACTGTATCTCCAACTTCTCATGCCGAAGCCAATATTTCCTTTATCTACTAAGAAGCCTAAACGTCTGCTAAACTCTCCTGTTCCGTCTGGTACAGGTTTTACTTTACTTACTTCTTGTGCTGACATCCAACTGTTCATAACAAAAGTATCGTTTACACTTAAACAATATACTTCGTCAATACCATTTTCTAATAAAGTATCATACTCTTGTTCATAGCCTGGTAAATGTGTGCTTGAACATGTTGGTGTAAATGCTCCTGGTAAAGCGAACAGTACAACTCTTTTATCAGCAAACATCTCTGTAGATGTTAAATCATACCATTCAAAACCTGGTGCTTCGTCTGTTTCACGTCTTGTTTTAAACGTAACATTAGGTACTGTGATATCAAATGACATTAATTATCTCCTTTATTTAGGTAGTTTTCCGTAAGGGTTTTTATATTTTAATGCTTCAGGTGTATCTTTAGCCGCTCTTACTAACCAGTAAAAGACAATAAAGTTTAATACTGGAACTATTAGTCCTATTGTCCACCAACCACTATGACCTCTGTCGTGCAGTCTTCTAACTGTAACTGAGATACTCGCCGGTAGTGTTGCTAGTACAAATATTGCTCCAAGGATACCTGTGTTAGGCGCTCCAAAAGGGTCAAGCCAATTCCAGAATGTATAACCAATTAAATTGTCTATGCCCATTAACACCAACATTATAATCGTTGCATACAAACCAAAAAACCAATATTCTGGTCTATTACTTCTTCCACTAAAGTCTTTCCATCTATCTACTAATACTGTTTTTAAATTATTAGTGATGTGATTAATTATATTCATATATTCCTTTTGTTATTTTATAAAGTACTATTTATTACTATTTAAAGTATGCCCATTTGATATTTGGCTTCATCAGATACATGAGTGTCTGGATTCCATGGTGGATCAAATGTTAGGTTTAGTTTAATTAAGTTTACTCCTTCTGTACTGCGTACCGCAAACTCTGATTCCATCATTATCATATCGCCAAATGGACAATTAGGTGCAGTAAGTGTCATTAAAACTTGCACATCGTTTTCTTCATTTACACTGATGTCGTAAATTAAACCCAAATCTACTATGTTGATTCCTATTTCAGGATCAATTACTCTACGCAAATTTCTGCGTACTCTATCTTCTAACTTAATTTCGTTATCGCTTTGCATAATGAATCTGATAATTTTTGTATGTCTTGTTCTGTGCTGTATATACCTGGACTTATTCTGACAACACCTTTACCGCCACTAACTTTATTTACTATAGGGTGAGCACACAATTTACCTACTCTTAATGCAATATTATCTAGTCCTACTAATGCACTTAAATCACTAGGGTGAAATCCATCGCATGTAAAACTATAAACATTCCTGCCGTTTTGTCTATAACTAGGGTATATTAAATTTAAACCTTTAATATTAAAAATGCCTGCATCACTCATTGCAAAATCAATAGCAGTAAAATGATCTGTCATTCTATCATAGCCAACCCAGTTTATATATTCTGCGGCGACACCAAGTCCATGAATACCTGCAACATTTGGTGTTCCTACTTCGTGTTTAGCAGGCCCGTCATAAAAGTCTACATTACCATTAAAATCATAATGTGATACAGAGCCGCCACCTAACCTGGTTGCTTTGTACCTTTCATAAGGTAATCTGCTATACATAAATCCGATACCTGTTGGGCCATACATTTTATGCCCACTAAACACGGCATGATCGACAGTATATCTATTAAATTCATGGGTACCAATCGTTTGGCATCCATCAATTACAACTCTGATTCCTTTATCATGTGCGGCTTTGGTAAGTTTTTTATAGTCTGTTTTTATTCCGGTAACATTACTATGGCTGTGTATAGATAATAAACTTGAAGGATACTGATCTAATAACTTACATGCTTCGTTTGTATCTATTGTGCCTCTTTCTGTAACAGGTAATACCACTAGTCTGCCGTTATCTACTGTTCTGCCTTGTGCTATCCAGGGTAGTATATTTGCAGTATGCTCTGCTTCTGTTATTATAACTGTAGGCACATCTTTATACCACTCTGCTATTATGTTTAATCCTTCGGTAGCACCTGCTATAAACATTATTTGCTCTGGACTTGCATTTATTAGATTGGCTATAGACTGTCTTGCTTCTTCTATTTGTGCAGACGCCTCCTGACTTATTCTAAAATCACCTCTGTTCACATTACATCTTTTATACTCGTAGTACTCATTCATCTTGTCTAATACTCTCTGATGGGTTTGAGTACTTGCCGCACTATCCAAGTAAACCAAACTTGGGTCGTTATGTAATGTTGGAAATTCTTGTTTTAGTTGTTTAAGAAGCATTGTTTTAAAGTTTCCTCGGCTATATTCGTTTCTATACCTCTGCTTTCTAAGAAATATAGTTGTTGTTTATCTATGTTGCTTACCGTACAACCATGTGAACATGCAATCTCTTTTGTATTAATATCTAATTGTGGCTCAGTTATTGCTGTAGCGGTATTACTAATAAGCAAATTCTTATTTATTAATTGTGCATCAGTTCCTATTGCTTCTTGATCAACTACTATAGATCCTAAAAAACTACTATGAGATGTATCGTCTACAATGCTTTTTACATCTACTCTGCTCGTACTATTAGAGCCTATGTGATGTACTTCTACTAAGGTATTATTAATGTAATTACCATATAAGTCATATGATCCTTTTATATTTGTTTTACATTCGTTATAAACATCTATAAACATAACATCTTGATTATGTTTACTTCCTTCTCCTGAGCTAGTAAAATTAAAGGTACTATTAGGAAATTGTATTACTGTAGAATCTATTATGTTAGACGATTTGTCTTTAAGTTCTACGTCATGTGATCTTTCTAAGGTAAGTCTACTAAAGTCTCTTACCAAGTAAACAATTTTATAAACTTTTAGGCCATCTTTATTTAAAAAGTTTTCATTTAAAGTTACATCAGAGTTTTTACCTATATCAATTATCACAGTGACGCAATTTATATCTTTATCTAAATATGTATCAGTATATGCAACAGCAATATTACTTCTATTATTGGCTTTAAATTTTATACCAACTGTACCAACAGAATGTGCTACAGCAAAATCTGATATCCTGCCTGTTGGCTCAAAGTACGGTTGATATTTTGATAAATTATTTCTTGACATATAAGGAGATAATAATTTAAATGTATTATTGTACCACATTTTAGATGAGCCTTGTTCTATATGGCCATCATCTATAATTATATCGTAATCAGTTACACTCTCTGATTGCCATTTATCCTTCTTGGTCACATTACTTTCTGCATAATTCATATGATTAATTAATGAAGGCATATTCATACTTTTATATATTCTATTATACACAGGATTACCATTTTTTATAATGCTGTCTTTGTTTTTAACAGCAACCTGATGCATGTCAGATGTAGGATTAGAAAACATACTCTTGCGAAGTCCTAACTCAAATAGGTTATGTAGATCAGCAATACTATATTCTATTTTGTCAGACATCGAAGCCGTTCTCTAAAATATCATATGCAACTTGTATGTCATCATGCTGAGTTGCAAACCCACTTTTATTAATTATTGTTACAGTATCTGGATTTAGACTGTTAATAAGTTGAGCATAATGGCTTATAATAATCAATACTTTACCTTCTTGTTGTGCAAATACATTTAATTTTCTTGTTAAAACTTTAATAGCGTCTATATCTAAACCACTATCAGGTTCGTCTAAAATGGCTACCTGAGGATTTAACATCTCTAATTGTATTAATTCGTTTTTCTTTTTCTCGCCACCACTTGCTTGTACGTTTAGTTGTTTTTTATCCCATTCGTCTGATAATCCTAGTTCAGTAGACATCTCTTTAAATTTTCTTAAACTATCTCCTAACTTATCAGTTGTTTGTAAAGAGTTTAATGCTTGTCGCATAAACTGGAAATTACTTAATCCTTCAATAGGCGTAGGGTTTTGGAAACTTACAAACAGTCCTGCTCTAGCTCTTTCATATGTTTCCATTGCTAACAGGTCTTTACCATTTAATTCTACTGCACCTGATGTTTCTGTTGTTGGTGAGCCCATAAGAGCATGAGCAAATGTACTCTTGCCTACTCCATTAGGTCCCATTACAATATGAACACCTGGCCCAAATGTGAGATTAAGGTCATTTAGAATTGGATAATATCCGTCTATTTTTATACTAAACTCTTGCGTTACTATCATTATCCTACTGCTCCTTCTAATGTTACTTTAAGTAATTGATTGGCTTCTGCGGCAAACTCTAAAGGCAACTTCTGAAAGACGTCCTTACAAAATCCATTTACTACACAACTAACTGCGTCTTCTTGATCAAGTCCTCTGCTCTGTAAGTAGTATAATGATTCTTCTGATAATTTTCCTGTACTTGCTTCATGCTCTACTATACTGCTATTATTATATTGTTGCACAATTGGTAGTGTTATTGCTCTGCTGTTGTCTAACATAAGGCTATCGCATTGTGTATAATTTCTACTGTTATGTGCATTCTTTCCTATACGAACTTGGCCTCTATATGTATTACTACTGTCTCCAAAACTTATCCCTTTGCTTATAATTGTGCTCTTAGTGTTCTTACCTACATGTAGCATCTTGGTTCCTGTATCTGCCTGTTGCTTTCCTTTTGTTACCGCAACACTATAAAACTCACCAACACTATTGTCGCCTCGTAATATACAGGAAGGATACTTCCAAGTAACGGCACTTCCTGTCTCAACCTGTGTCCAACTAATCTTACTGCTTTCACCTTTACATAATCCTCTTTTTGTTACAAAATTAAGTACGCCACCAACTCCGTTTTCGTCACCTGGATACCAATTTTGTACTGTGCTATATTTAATTTCCGCTCTGTCATGTGCTACTAGCTCTACTACAGCCGCGTGTAATGTATTCTCATCATATGCTGGTGCAGTACAACCTTCTAAGTAACTAACATAACTGTCCGCATCTGCTATAATCAGTGTTCTTTCAAACTGTCCTGTATTACGAGCATTGATGCGGAAGTATGTGTTCAATTCCATTGGGCACTTAGTACCTTTAGGAATATAACAAAAGGTACCGTCAGTAAAGACGGCACTATTTAGGCAAGCGAAGTAATTATCCTTTGCAGGAATAATACTACCTAAATACTCTTTTACGAGTTCGGGGTGTTCTTGTATGGCTTCACTTATACTGCAAAATATAATGCCATGTTTTTTTAATTCTTTCTGAAATGTTGTAGCAATGCTGACACTATCAAATACAACGTCAACTGCAACTGTGGGAATAATATTAGGGTCTTTAGTCTCTATGCCTAACAATGCATCACGTTCTTGTAATGGTACTCCTAACTTATCAAATGTTTCTAATATCTCTGGTGGTATCTCATCTTTGTTTCTAAACCTAGGTGCTGAGTAATAACTTAATGCCTGATAATCTATTGGGGCATAACTAACTTCGGCCCAAGTAGGTTCTTTAATTGTTTGTAGATGTTTCCATGCTTTAAGTCTAAATTCAGTAACCCATTCAGGTTCTTCTTTTAAAGCACTAAGCCTTTTAACTATGTCCTCTGTGAGTCCTGGTTCAAAGTCTTCTGTATCTGTAACTGTGTTAAAACCTGCTGTGTATTTATTGTTAGCAAGTTCATCTAAATTGCTCAACTAAATCTTCTCCAATATAGACTTTAAAGGATGTCCATGATGTCTAGATACTAGAGTAACTTCGTTTACTTTTTGCTCGCCAATTTCTTGATTATAAATTCCAACTATTGCTTTTCCTTTCTCATGTATTTCAACCGTAAGTTGTTTGGCTTGCTCAATATTTTTATTAAACACTTCAATAATAAGTTTGATCACAAAATCCATAGGTGTGAAGTCATCATTTAAAATGATTACATTAAACCTATCTGGATATTTAAGTTCAACTTTTTGTATTGTTTTAGATTTAGATCTTGCCATATTTTACCTTTTAAAGTATTATACGAACAAACAGAGTAAATGTCAAGAATTACTTTTGATGTTTGGGTAGTTTCGCTTCAACGAACATCTCATGTTTTCTTTTAACAGGATTATACTTTTTCATTTTAAGTTTCCTGTTTTCTTGTGTAAGAGTTTTAGTTTTAACTGCTGTATAATGATATGTGTGATGATCTCTGGACTCACCCTCAGGTATCAAATATACAATTACTTTCTTTTTATTACTTTTGCTTGCCATAATATATAAGTGGGGAGAGTTTATTTCCCCTCTCCCCTATATTTATGTCAAAGTTTAGGATACTTTGATTTTTTGTGGTTTAAGTGCGTCAGGAACATTTCTGAATAGTTCGACTTTTAGAAGACCGTCTTCTAATTTTGCACTCTTAACCTCCACATACTCAGCAAGTTTAAAACTTCTTACAAAGTTTCGTTCTGCAATACCTTTATGTAAATACTCAATGTCGTCCATTGCTCCGGACTCATCGGCTTTAATGGTACCAGTAATAAGTAGGTTACCGTCTTCCAACTCAATGTCTATCTCGGACTTTTTAAATCCTGCAATAGCCAATGTAATTGAATACAGATCATCACCGTCTTTACTGATGTTGTATGGTGGATAGCCTTGTGAATTTGTTGCAGAATTCATTTGAGTTTCGAACTCATTGAATAGTCTGTCAAATCCGACTGTGGCTCTATATAGTGGGTTTAGTGTATCTGAAGTGATACGAAATTGCTTGTTTACCATGATTATCTCCTTAATTTAAGCAAGTTAATTTATTTTACTAGTTCTTTTTAAACCCTAATGGCGAATAAAAAGATCGCGGAGTGAGGTCGTTTCCGTTTGTGCGTGTCTGTATCTCCTCACAACACTTGGCAAACTTCTTGGTTTCCTTTGATGTTGCCATCTCCGGTCCTTTGTTGGTTGCCCCAAAAATAATGCCTAAGCATCATTCTAATCTGGAAGTCTTAACCCGAGCACTTTTGAAGACCTACGTTTAAAGGCCCGTGCTCTTTTGAAGATTACAGTCTTCCTGTATCACCGAACTATTGCTAGTCCCCTAATACATAATGTAGGTCTACTTCCTTGTTACCATTCGGTTTGTTTCAGTTACCGTCCACTTACCTTGTGTATCATCTCCATTGACTCTACATGCAGTCTTGAATTAGCAGTAGACTTAATTCACTTACGATCCTTTTGCCCTTGCCTTTTCTTTCTTGCAAGTTTATTTATCTTTTTTCTATTTTCTGCCCTTATTTAATGGAGGCAAATTACCATATTCTGTTACAAAATGGTCCAAATACACCATTTCTAAGTCCTTATGTATAGATCTTTCTACTATTTTAGTCTCACCCATTACTTGTATCTCTACAGTAGTAACAGGTAATTGCTTTGCCCATACACTAACTTCTCCTTGTGTTACAGCATCGTAGAGCTCTTCTCTTATAACAGTATCAGTTGTGCAACCGTTTATATACCTGCCAAGCCTACTAAAAGTTCCTTTCTTCCATCTGGGATTAGCACCTTTTGTTTCTAATAACAATGGATTGCCTGACTCTCCACACTTTACAATGTCGTTACCTTTAACAATAAAATATAACCAACTCTTTTTATCAGGACCTACAAAATTGTAATCTACATTTTCATAGTACCATTGGTCATCTCTGTCAGGATGTATAATAACATCACATACTTTGCTAAAACCGTCTTCTATATAATTTTGTATTTTCATAATAGTATTATGAGTTACTATGCAACTTTTGTCAAGTGTTTCTGGTCAAAAAAATACCCCCAAAAAGGAGGTATTTTATATTTCTAATTACTAAAAATTGTAAGAATACCCTACGTAGAAGTTATCGAAATCAGTTAGTTTGTCTGCAAAGTCGTCTTCATTGTCTTCATGATCAATGTATCCTGCTTTAACTGAGCCACCTAACATATCCCATGACTTAGAAACTTGCCAGTATGCACCGCCGTCGTCCCAATCACCGTATGATAAGTCCACAAATTTTAATAAGCCAGTTGAAAATGACCACATATCACCCGCATCATCTAGTCCTGATCTGTATCTAAAAGATCCCAAACCGTCTAATGACACTGACATCAATATTTCATTCCAACCATCCATGTCTCCGCCTAGATAACCATAGTCACCATAACCAAAACCTATTTCTAATTTTTCAGATAGATCAAAGTCATATCCAATCATGCTTACAGTCATGTGATCTGCATCACCATCCATAGACATAAGTTGAACACCGGCCCAAACACCATTGTCAAAGTTATGACTACCAAATACATGGTAACCAACTCCGTCGCTAATATTGTGTCCTCTGAAATAGTTGTCAGAACTGACACCTACTTGAACTCCTGCAAATGCACCCATTGATGAAAACATCAATACAAATGCCATCGCAGTATTTTTGAACATATTAATCATATATTCCTCCTTATTTAAATAAAAAGTATGTTATATATGGATTCTTATATGTGTTATTGATGGGTACTTATATTTATCTAGATTTAGGATTTACAAGCCTTTAAGACGTCTATTTTCAAACCAAACTCGCACATAGGTCTTACGAATTATAGCAACTGTGGTAAATACGATGTTCTGTAGTATTACCAATTTTACATTTTGTTCGTATGTAACTGCAACAATTCCTATCCAGTTAGCGAATGCAATTATACCAAATCCTATTGGTACATTCATTGCAAAGGCTAATGCTGTATCACTAAGGGATTCTTTAAATGCCTGTGTTTTACTTGCTTTAACCATGTATAAATTTTCCTTCCATCATATTGTTCAGTTGTAATTTAGTATATGGTTTTCCACCATATGCCAGTTTAAATACAGCATAGTCTTCTGGTTCATCAAATACAGCATCTACACATAAAGTAAGTGTGTATCCTATGTCTTCAAAACTCTTCTCAAAACTAACTGTGCCTTTAGAATGCTCAGCCCATTTCCATAAATGCTCTAATGTATTCTGCATAGCATTATCATATATGTAATCATAATCGCCATCATCTTTTACATTCGCTTCAATTATTCGTACTTTCATTCTTTCTCTTGAAATACATCACTATGCCATATACTGATATAAGGAACCAAAATACTTCTATAACCATACTAGCAATATTCATAGTGTATACTAATGATACTGTTACAAGTATTGCTACTATTAAATTGTTAAAACTATACCAAAAACCTTTGGGGTCTATTTTATCTAGTTGTAACATAGCATAAGTTATTATTAATAATGCTACGCCTGTAAATCCAATTAAGTCTGGTATTGTAATCATTTTTTATCCTTTTTATCTTTTTTATTTCCAAAAATCTTTTCCCAATTCTCTGCATACTTGTCTTGATCAGTAGGCTTTTGTACAGAACCCTTGCCACCATGCCATTGTCCTTTACTTTTTCCTATATCTTTATCTTCGCTCATGTAAACATCTCTGCTAGATTCATTAATACTGCCGTTCCTGTGATAGCACTACCTATCATAATCGCTTTGTCATTCCAGCAATGTCCTACATAAACCCAGGCAATACTACTCAATGCGTAGGCTACTTTGCCTTCTGTCATGAACCCAGCACTCTGTAAAAATACACCTGTTACTGCTAACACAGTTGCTAACCATTTGATATAACTGTCTAAGCCACCTGTTGGTGTACTAGGAGAAAATATATCTACTTGCTCTTGTGCTTCTGCTAATTCTTCTTTGAGTCGCTGACGTTCAGCATTTAGTTCACGAGCAAGTTGCCCTGCTTTGCTTGTGGTATCAAGTGTTTTTACTTGTTCCTTAAATGACTTTTCCATTATATCATGTACTCTGAAACTAATGTTCTAATAAACAATACAATACCTGCACCATTTAAAAGTATTAATGCTCTGTCTTTCCATAACAAACCAACTATCATCCACCCTGTTACACCTACTAAACTTAGTATTGTGTCGTAAAACTGTAAGCCTTCTATACCTCTGATGCTCATGCTACTTAATATAAAACAACTTGCTATCCACTTAACATACCAACTAAGGTCATGTTTAGGTGTTGCACTCTTTTGTATTCGTTTGCTGTTTGCTAGTTCATCTGGATGGAACTCTTGTTTATTTGCCATGTGTTTGTTCATTCCTTAATTTATTATCTATGCCCATTTCTTTTAAAAACTCTGCTTCAGTCCACATATGAAGTTCTTTATACTTTCTGAAGTGTGGAATTCTATCGTAAGTATTGTAATCAAAATCACAATTCTTACACCATTTTTCTATTGGGTGGTTGCATTCTGGTAATTTAAATCCATGTGGTAATACTAAATCTGCTACCATTATCCTCTTCTCATTCTTGCGATGTCCTTTGCTTGGTCTGTACCTTTCATTACCGGTACTGCATTACTTTTGTGCATTGTAGCAATGCCCTGTATAAGGTCGCCTGTGTACATCATGGGCTCCTTCTTTGTGCCCTGACTCATACTCTCACTATTAAATGTTCCTGACTTCATTTGTTCTTCCATAAGACTAGGATACTTTTCTCTGTGTTCCTTATCTTGTTCTGCTCTCCAGTTAGTCTGCTGACGCAAAGGCTTAAATGTTCTGTAGTCACGAGGGTCTGGCATACTTACTTTACCAAAGCAATAGTCTATATACTCCTGTAATGTATCATATCTCATATGATGCATATGATTTTGCTTCATACGTCTGTTATGCTCACGCCATCTAAGTTCCAGCTCTTTAAGTTTACCCTTAGTAATCTTAGCCTTATACTTTTTGGTATTGATCGTAGAAAACCTGTTATCTAAATGCATAGTCATACATCTATTATAACAGGTTGTCTTAGTTTGTCAACTACTTAATATTTAATTTAAATACTGATGCAGTAAGTTCGCCGAATGGCTTTGCTATAAAGGCCAATGCTCCAATCATTAAGATTATGCCTATTGTTTCTTTGTCTAAGGTTAATGCTGTTAATACACTTGCTATTGCATATATAACTAATGATATGCCTGCAAATGCGCCTATTCCTAATAAAAAATGTTTCATATTTTATACCTATAATGTGTAAGATTAATTTCTTACTCTCTTATAATAGCATATCTTGTGTCTTTGTCAAGCCTTTAATACTAGATATAGTACATTATGTACTATTTTTTGTTAATTGTTCCCAAAATCTGTTTACTTCATACTCAATTGGGTAAGGAGGGTAGCCTAAAGGCAACCATTTATCACTATGTGGTTCGCTTTTATGTATATCTAATTTAATGTAATCTTCGTTAGTAAGTGTTGTTCCTATATTGCATTGTCCAAAAGGATAATCGTATGCTTCAGTAATCTTATCTCCGTTTTTATTGAACCATTTTTTGTCATAATAAGATTGGTTGTAGTCTTGCCACTTCTCATGATTACCTGAGCCAGACTGTAGACTAGAAAAATGATGCATGTTATAAAGTCCTGCTACATAACTAGAAATTTCGTCAGGTCCTGGTACTATATCTATATGTTCATAGTTTAGTAATTGATTATGAGTTTTTGTACCAGCCATTAACATTCTTCTCATTAAATCAGCATCATCAAAATGCGTAACAACATAATTTTCATCTACCAATAAATTATTGTTAAGCATATAATATGGACAAAAACTAAAAAACTGCCCTAAATTAAAAGTGCCACCTAAATTATCAGGTTGTGTGTCCCACATTTTTCTGGGCTCTTGCGGCCAAAATGGTATATCGTTATCATTCCATTTAGTATCAAATAGGACATCTAAACATTCTTTACTAATAATTTCTACATCTGCTTGAAGTAAAACTGCCCTTTCAAGTTTTAAAAGATTTGCTACTCTGAATATCCAATTGTAACCTCCACTACTGCCTATGTTATGCTCTGCACCATAATAAAGAGACCCGGTAAGATTACACCATTCCTCCATTAAGGGCTGGTTACCATTATCTAATACAATAAACTGATAGTCATCATATACTTGTCCAAACATCCATGCAGGATAGAACTTATTCCATTCTTTTGCTTCTATATATGTGAGTACAAAAACTACTTTTTTGTCTTTAAGATCCATAGTCTATTAACATTTTCCTTATCTCTAAGGCGTGTTGTTCTTCCATGCCAATTTGTCCTCTGGCATATTCTTCCAACATAATACTTGCATCAGCAACTTCTTCAAGTAGCTCTTTGTACTTCTCAACTGCCGCCATCTCATGCTCTAGACTTTCTGATAATATTTGGTTTACACTATGATCGTGATGTTCTTCTATAAGAGATATTTTTTGACTAGGATGACCGTCAAAGCCTGTGATGAATTCGCCTGCCTGCAAGGCGTGTTGTAAACTTTCGTTCGCTTGTTCTTGTAAGAATATCACAATAGGTATTCTGTTAGGTCCTCTCACCATTAGTGAACTGTGAGCATAACGTACAACTCCAGCCATCTCAAGTTCTATAATTTCATTAAGGATATCACAAACACGTTGTTCGTTTAGTTCTCGCATTTCCATTTATTCTCCGTCGTAGTATTCTAAACGTTCTATGTCTTCTTCGTTTGTTTCTTCACCATACTGTATCTCTACAATATGACATGGTTGTTCACTTGTATTTACTATCTGATGCCAATCGCCTACTCTAATATGTATAACTTCATCTGTTTTTAAATTAATTACATCATACTCATCAGGCTTATCTGTGTCTCTGCCATGTTTAACTACGCATTCACCTTTGCTTACAAACCATATTTCACTGCGTTTAAAATGTCTCTGGTAACTGATACCTTTGCCAGGCTCAATTACTAGCTCTTTAACTCTTACTGCTTCGTCTTGGAATAAGTCACTAAACTCTCCCCATACTCTGCGTTCAGTTGGATACTTCCATTCTTTTAATATCCAACTGCTACTGTTGGCTTTGTTATCGCCACCAACACTAAATTCAAAAGTGTAACCTTCTACTGCCATTTCGGGTATGTTATCTTTTCCTCTATCACCTCCGTTACAGAATACATAATCATGATCGTGTCCGAATGCATTGCGAACTTGTATAAGTCCGTTAGTTACACTTCCATCAGTATCATCAACAGCATACACATTGTCTACCATGTCCATACGTTGAATAATAATTGATCTTTCTTCAAAAGGCATAAAAGGTCTGCCTTTCTTTCTTGTGAGCCAGTCATCACTGTTTACCAGTACAACTAATTTGTCTCCAAATGTAGCCGCTTGTTCTAATAAATTTATATGACCTGAATGTAGTGGATCAAAACCTCCACTTACTACAGCAATTTTCATATCTAATTGGAGCCTCTACCTCGTTGTCTTAAAACTTTAACTCTTTGTACCTGATTCCAGGCTTTTCGTTTTTCTCGTTTACCTTTAAGATGTTTTAGACCTGTAGGCGTTGGAGGCATCCATTCACCTTTCATGATCATATTATCTTTTGCTTTATTATCTCTTTTTACAGCCTGGTCTTTCATTCGTTTCTTTTTAGCACTAGGCTTTTCGTAATACTCACGTTTAGACAATTCCTTTTGGAAGTCCATTCTTTCTAAAACTTTCTTTAATTTTCTAATTGCGCCGTTTACATCGCCATTATAAACGTCTATAGATCGACCTGCGAATTCTTTCTTCTCTGTTTGCTGTCTTTTTTGTCGGGATTTATTATTAAAATCCTTTTTGTAATTGTTATTGTTGTTTTTCCAACTCATCTATGCCTCTGTATATTTTATATTTAGTATCTAATTCTTCTCGGTCGTCAAATATTAGAATAGGTTTTTTATCTCCATATGGATAGTTATCAAATCTTATGGCATGTACACCACTTTTATTGAACTCATCTATCCTAAACATAATGTTTATTAAACTATTTTCTACTATGCTCTTTAATGCTCTAGCACCCATTTTAGACTTTATTGATATTTCAGATACTTCTTTGTAGTAATTTTCTGTAAATATTATATCTAAATCATCAAGTCTTAATAATGCCTTTACTTGCATAATAACATTATTCTTAACATCTGTCAATATCTTTCTAAGTTGCTCTTTGGATAAATTCTCCATAGTAGCAATAACAGGAAGTCTACCTACTAGTTCTGGTATTATTCCATAGTGTACTACATCTTCTGATCTTATTTTGTGTAATAGTTGATTTTTATTATCTTCTGATAATATTTTACTATTAAATCCTATTTTAGATTTGCTTTTAAGTCTTTTTTCAATTATTTCCTCTATGCCAACAAATGCTCCTCCCAATATAAACATAACATTTGATGTATCAAACTCAATATACTCATCAGAATACTTAGATTTTGTAGTAGTTTTTATTTTACACTGAGTGCCTTCAATAAGTCTTAATAATGCCTGTTGTACACCTTCTCCTGATACATCTCTAGTACTGGTATTACCTTCAGATTTACGAGCTTTTTTGTCTACTTCATCTATAAAAACAATGCCTCGTTCTGCTACGGATATATCAAAATCAGACAGAGTAAGAAGACGTTCCAGAACACTTTCAACATCTTCACCAACATATCCTGCTTCTGTTAGTGTTGTGGCGTCTGCTATAGCAAATGGAACTTGTAGTTTTTTAGCAAGTGTTTTTGCTAATAATGTTTTACCTGTTCCAGTAGGACCAAGTAATAATACATTTGTTTTATCTATATCTACGTCATGTATTACATTAGATATTCTTTTATAATGATTATAGGCGTTCACAGACAAAATTTCTTTTGCCGCATCTTGACCCATAATATATTGATCTAAATAGTTTTTTATTTCTGAGGGTTTAGGTAATTCTGAAAAATCTAATGCAGTTATGACTGCTTGGTCGTCTTGTACAATACTGTAACTTAATTTTATACACTCATCACAAATATATACACCTGGTCCAGCAATGAGCTTTTCAACATCGTCTCTTTTTTTACCACAAAAGTTACAACTTAAGGATTTATCTTCACTCATTTTTTACCTATATATTTTTTATTTGTTGGCTCTTTATCCACATCAGTTTTAGGTAATTGTACAGCCCAAAATCCTAATTTACGTTTAACTTCCTCATCTGAAGATTTTTGTAACATTTCTAATATTTGTTGTTCAGATAAATCTTCCTTGTTTAATTCACTTATTGCCATTAAATGAGCGGCATTTTTTAAATCACCACTTGCAGGTTTTTCTACCTCAACTGGTACTTCCTTTTCTACCTCAACAATCCTTTCAACTTCTTTTATAACAGGTTCTTTATTTCTTAACTGTTGTAATTCGTTTTGTAAAGATTGTATTTCTTTATTTAATCTTTTAACTCCTTCTGAGGACTCAACTCTGACGACTCTTTCTGGTCCTGGAACTTCCTTTTCGACAATTCGTTCAACCTCCTTGATGACCTCAACCTCCTTTTCAACTTCGACTTCAACGATCTTTTCAACTGGCACCTCCCTTTCAACTACCACTTCTTTAATTACTTCAACCGGAACTTCTACAATCTTTTCTACTTCTTTTTCTACTATAACTTCTTTTGGCTTTTTGTCAAGAGCCTTTAATGTTTTTGCGTATTTTGTTTCCAATAACGACAAGGCTTTTTTTAATTTTTCCGTTCTTTTTTTTTCGGAAGCCGATTCTGCCATTGCCTTTGCGGCATCATCTACCGCACTAGGAAGGTCTGGCATATTGTCGCCATATAGTTCTCTACTTTGTTCTTCAAAGTCACCATCCCAAAAACTATCTGGGTCGTCATCTGGTTTTTTAGGTCCAGTACTTTCTAAATTAATACCATACCTAAGTAATGTTTGGTTGGCCGCAATTAATAACATAATTGCTAAAGGGTCAAATACAAAAACAAATAACAGTATGAATATTCTTACTGCTTTGTCCATAACAGATTGGTCTGAACTACCATAAAGAAGTTCTGCTACATATTTGATTGGGCCTATTTCTCTTTCTAAATCTCTTACTTTGCTTTCTGCTTCAAACTTAGTGTCTTTAAGTACTGCGATATTGTCGTAAATTGCGTCTATATCAGTGTTAAAAGCATTTATCTTTTCAATGTTTGCATCTTGCTGATTGGAACTAGTATTTCTAAGTCTGTTTATTTCTGCGTTTGCACCGTTAATATCAGCCTGTGCTTGTGATCTATATGCATCAATATTTGCTTGTTGTTTGTCTATGTCTGATTTAATATCTGCACGTTGCTGTTTCTGTTGATCGTATAAGTCGTTTGCCTGTGCAACATAGTCTATTTTTTCTGTGGTATCTCCTTGGAATAAACCACCTTCATCTGTAACAACAACCTCAACACCTTTGTTTCTTAAATCGTTTACTGCTTTGTCTAATACTGCTAATTGGTCTCTGAGTCTGTCTATTTGTCCTTGTGCATAATCTATATCGCCTTGTACTCTTTGCCATGCACCATCTCTAATTGATTCTTGTTGTGCTATGCTTTCACTTACATCTACACTACCACCTACACTAATAATCCTATCTTCTATTATAGCAATCTTATTTTCTTCTCTGAGTATAAGTCCGTCTACACGTTCTACTTCTGCAAAGGCTACAGCACCGTCACTAGAAACATCAGAGGCGGCCTTAGACAAGTATCCATATATACCTGCTGATGTTATAACCATTAGTACAACCACGGCTGTGGTCAGATATGTCCTGAGTAATATAGATGTTTCGTTCCAGTATCTATACAACCAACTTGCAGTAAGTAGTTTACCTACTTCTAATGTTCCAGCCATTATGGCTACACTCATTGGCATACCGCCAAAGAATATCATAAGTCCAGCAATGCTGAACCAAGCCGCCACACCTGCAATAGCAAGTGCGGTAATTAATGTAAGAATACCAAATAGCATTGTACCACTATTTATCGTTATTTGGTTAGGGAAAATAAGAAAGTGAAGGGCAGTAGGTTATCTATACCGCCCCCATTCAAAACTATTCGTTCATCATTTATCTTTCTTCGTTATCTCAGTTAGATTCCTGATTGTTGTCCAGCGAATCTAATTTTCTGAGTGTCTGCTAATTCACATGTTGCACTATTGGCATCATGTTCTTTTACAGTAACCTTTTGAACCCAGCATCTGCCACTGCTGATAACCTTCACAATTTCATTTGCTTCATCAAAGGCCATTTCGGCAAACCGTTCACATCCTGTTGCATCAACAACTCTCATGTCAATAAGACCTTTGTCATTTAACATTTGAACTGTTTCCATTTCAGGATCGTCTCTGGCTACCAAATAAGTATGGTCGAACATGTGCTTCAACCATTCTTTAAGTGGCTTCAAGCCACCAAAGTCTACTGCCCAGTTGCGTTCATCTAATTCATCACAACCAAAAGTAAACTCAAATTGTAGAGAATAGCCATGTATTAAGTTACAGTGACTATCTGCTCTCCATTGTCTAAATGCACAACTGTGACCAGTTGCGTGGGTATATGTTTTACCTGAGTAAAATCTTTTTGCCATTACATTACCTCTATATGTTATTCTATTATATACTCTATTTAGGTATTGTCAAGCAAAAATACTGGTTACTTTTTCTTTTTTTCCATAATAGCGGTTGCTTTATCTACATCTGCTTGATTTACTATGCCTTCACGTATTAACTTATCTCTATTGACCATATGTTTTGCTTGTACTTCTTCTTTACTACCACCAAAATATGCTACTGCATTTCCTGTTTCAATAAGTACATCAGTTGCTGGACGCCATGCATCTTTGTCTGCATCATAAACATCAAAGTCGCCTAGTATTCTACCAAACTTACCTTTCATGTCTTCACCGTCTTTGTTTACCTGTGTTTTTAATACTGGACTTTTACCTAACAGGCTTTTTAATTTTTGTTTAGCCGCTAATCCAAATAACTTTTCTACCTTGTCTGATGTTCTGCTTTCAGGCGTATCAATACCCATCATTCTAACTCTTTCGTCTTTGAGCCAAACACCGAAACCTAAGTCGATGTCTACATCAACCGTATCGCCGTCCACGACTTTCACGACATTACATTTATACTCATACATACTGTTACTCCTAATTGTGTGTATTATAACAGTATATATTTATCTAATCAGTTCTGTATAAAAATGTATGATTTCCTACAACGATAGTAACAGGATAAACTGTACTCCAACTTGGTGTTGATATGTTATGGTTGTAATAGTGTGTGGCACCTTTTGTAAAATCTCTGCTGTAGCCGTTCATTACCTGTATTGCTGTGGCTACACTATGTTCCCAATCTCTTACATTAGGCTTAATTGCTTTTCCTTTCCTAGGCTCTGCTTTATATCGTAGTTGAGGTATGTCTTTTTTACCGTCACAATACCATGCAAACTGACACATGTCTCTAATTGGATTACCCTTCCAAAGTTTTGCTTCTAATACTACACCACAAATTGTGTTAGGATATTTTTCATGTTTTACTCTGTTTTTTACAACATGAGCAACTGCTGATTTACCCTTCCAACTTTCACCTCGAGCTTCATAGTAGATATTGAGAGACATACAATAAGTTTCTTCAACTTGTTGTTCGTTTAAGTCTACACCATTTGATAACATCAAAGTCATCATTAGTGCTTTAGCCGTTAAATATCCAGTTTCCAACATATAGATTTCTCCTATTGCTATTATATTATAGCAAATTTATGTATTGTGTCAAGTGTCTATTTTACAACTTGTATGCTTGAAGTTGCTTCTGTAAATTTGTCTGCAATCTGTTCAACTGTAGGAGCATAAGTTACTACAGTACTTTTATTTATAGTAATTTTCTCTGGTGCTGAACTCATCATCCATGGAACTAAACCTAGTCCGCCTTCTGGATTTGCCGCCACAACACTTGCTTTTGATACATGAAATCCGTCATCATCATCGCCTTCAAATCTTCCTATAATTTCCTCTCCGGTTATCAATTTTACACTGACAACGTCATTTTTCTTTAGTGGTTTTGTAATTAACATGCGTTTTATCTGCCCTTTTTTGTAGTTTATAACTGTATTTAATTGTTATAGTATAGTTTAATCACATAAAGCGGAGAGTTAAGTAATATCTGAATCCACAATAAAGTTGATTCATGGAGGTTAAAATATGGATATTCTTAAAAGTGTTGGCGGATGGGCCAAACAATTAACAGAAGTCGGTATTAGTGTAATTGCTCTCGGAGTAGTACTGGAGGTTCTATTCGGTGGAGCGGTTCCTTTCCTAGGAGATTTTCAAGTTGTAACAAACATCATGACTATCTTGAACGGACTAAGTAACGAAGGCTTACTAGGATTAGTAGGTGTTTGGATACTATACCACGTCTTTAATAAGAAATAACATTATACACGTCACATGGAGCCCTGGACTTGTTCAGGGCTTTTTTTTGGTATTTTTACCGCATTTCAGCACTATTTCTGTGGTCTTTGTTAAATAATATTGTTGGACAGAAGATATTTCAGTCTAACAGTAATGAAAAGAAGCCTCCCTCGTAGAAAAGGCTAGTATAGAGCAGGAGAACTGCAAATGACTGTTCCAACATTTGACATGCAAGGTGGCCACCAAGCATTATGATTAGGAGAGTGTCTCTAATTGTTTCATTAGAGCATACTTTCTAGGTGCATTCCTACTTCCATGTAGGTGTATAATTTGTGCATCTTTTATATCAGAAGCATTCCATTCGTTTGAGTATGCTTTCCTTTGTTCCCAATCTTCAATAAACAACTGATGTCCTTGATAGGCGATTGAAGAATCTAAAGTATTATTTAAAGTCCTGCTAGGTTGATCCCATAGCATTTTGTTTAAAATAAATTGCTCTGTGTTCCAACTATTAAAGTCCCAATTTTCTGCCATCTCTAATCCCATGTCCCAAATGTCCTGACTCATTGTACTAGGATAGTATCTTACATCTGCATTAAAAAAATGTTCGTGTTGTATATCATAATGATTTGGTTCTACACTACTTTTAGGATCTGTATAATTAAACATCATAAAGTCATCATACTTACCAAAAACATCAGTAGGCTTCATCATTATGTTGTCTGGCCCACAATATAATATATTCGTATCGCCTTGTTTCCATATATCATATATTTCAAAGAAATGGTCTTTGAATACTTCCTGAATGTTCTCAACTTCCTTGTTAAAGAATATAAACTCCCAATCACCTTGTAAATGTTTCTCAAAACTTTTCAAACTGATATCATGCATTTTCATATACCAGTCGTATAAATCTCCTTCCCCACTACGGTCTTCAAACCACATTGGAGATTTAATTTTGTACAGACTTCTAATTAAATAGTTTTTCATTTTACAAACATTACTCTTGGAAAGTATTGAACATATTGTGTAGACTTTCCTTCTCTTACTTCTTCTACATTAGATCTTATCTCATCAAAGAAGTTCCAAGCAAGTGGAACAACAACTATGTGTTTGTCTATATCTAGACTACTTCTGTCTTTGATAGGTATGTTAGTGCCTGGTGTAAGTAAGCCTTGTTTAAGTTCATTGTCATCCACAATCCAGTCCAACTGTATGTCAT